GGGCCTGTCTGGTCTTCACTCAAAGCTAAATTAAATGTTGATTGTCCTTGATTTCCAGAAGGTATATCTAAAGTACTGTGTAGTCTGCCTGCTTGTAATGTAGGAGCATTGGTAGCTCCTATGTCAAATAAACCTCCTATTTGAGCGCCACCGTTAGCTGTTATAGTTCCATCACCAGTTATAGTAGTTTTAGTAGTTGGCCTAAAATCATCAGTACTAGTAATCGACCCTCCTATCAATCCAACATTAGCTGGAGCACATTGTCCTGCTACAGTAACGGTTGAATCATTAGCATTGAATGTTCCATTACCAAAAATATGTCCACCTACTGTAAGGCTAAAAGCACTAGAATAAGGTTGAAAAACTCCTGCCGTTATGGTAAGGGTATTGTCAAGAACTAAACTAGGTGAAAACTCTATCGTATTGTTAGAAGCTGTAGCACTAGTCATATTAATTGTTAAATTATTAATATTTCCTGCAACACCGCTTCCATCTATAAATAGGCCATTTTGCTGCATACCAGTATTTGTAATTGTAACATTTAAATCACCAGTAATAGTACCATCGTGGTCTAAAGGTTTATTAGAGGTTGCTCCATTAAGTGTTATAGTATTACTACCACCAGCTAAAGTTCCAGTAATTTTTAAAGCACGACACTCAAAATTTGTATTTAACGTAACTGTAGTACTACCTCCAACTACACATATGTCATCAGTGCCCGGAAAGTCAACACCTGCTGTACCGGGTGAAGTGTTACCATACGTACCACCGTCATTAATATTTCCATCTGTAGTTGACGTAAAAGTTGCCATCTACCTAAGCCTGTCTAAGCATTGCGTGTGTTATGGTACTAGAACCTGCTGCAGGTGTTACCGTAACTCCGACCCAATACAAACCTGTGGTTGATATTGCCTTTAGCGCACTTGAGCTACCTGATACCACAACATCGTCTCCGATTTGTGTCCATTCTGATGCTGCGCCTAGAGTTCCAGAAGTTGCTGCTAATCTACCATAAACTTTTACTGTGTCTGTATTAGATGGTGTACCATTAGCATTATAGAACTGAAAAGACAATCTGTCTTCGTTTTGTACGTCCATTGGTGCAATTAATGTTACCTCTGACGTTCCCGTCTTAGTAAGTGAACCTGTGGTTAGTATTGCTGATTTAAAATTTGCCATATATTATACCTCACTTCGCTGGCTCGATGCCATACGTTGTATATAGTTATAAAATTAATCGCTGATAGTATATAAAGGTTTCTCTAAGAAGTAGGTCCTACGTCACTTATAGTTAAAACCCATATATTAGCATCAATACAAATCAGATGAGCTGTTTTGTGAGTTTCAAGTGATGCGTGACCAGCAGGAGGTGAACCACCACTTAATGAGTTTAGAGCAATGTTACTACCAGCAGCAACTGCTTGATTTATAGTTTGACCTGTATTAGGGGTTATTTGAATTAAAGAGCCACCCGGAACAGTAGACTGATACAGACATCTTGCTACTATGAAATATTCATCGCCTACTTGAGGGTTTGATGGACAAGTTAATGTTAGGGTAGGAATAGTTGTATTATCAGCTGTAGCCAAGTAACGACTGTAACTATCAGATAGTGTTTCAGAGGCGCTAGCTGCACCGAGGTCAGTCTTCATTGTTTGCTGAACTGCTAATGTTGAACCAGTGACTGATAAAGAACCTGTAACTCCTAAGTCACCGTTGACTGTTAAAGATGGTGCACTAAAGTCACCCTTGATAAGTGGAGTGTTACTTTGTGAATTGTTTATGTAAAGTTCATTAGAAGTTGTACTTGTTGATGAAGGTCCTGCGCTAGGTCCTATTATTACATTACTTCCACCAGTAGTTACATTAATACCTGCACTCTTTCCTATGAAAACGTTATTATCACCACCATTATTATTATAACCAGCACTGTGCCCAATAAGAACTGATGATTGTGTAACAGCATCTTGTCCTGCTCCATATCCTATCGCTACGGTATAACTATGGTCGGCTAAAATACTACCTGCGAGACGACCTATACCTATATTACCATGACCAGTTGTTACACTGCGTAATGCATCTGAACCTAAACCAACATTGTAATCCCCTGTAGTTATACTGTATCCAGCTTGGTCTCCTACAAGAACATTTTCTTGACCGCTAGTTATACTTGTCAATGCTTCTGAACCTACACCTACGTTCTGTAGTGCTGTATGAACTCCTGAATTGTCACCTTTACCTGCTTTATAACCTATGAATGTATTGTAATTACCATGTGGATAGTATCCTGCTTGAAATCCTACTAAAGTACTTCCAGATGATTCTGAACTAAAACCAGCTAAAGAACCTACAAAAACGTTGTCTGATTGATTATTATCATAACCTGCACTGTGTCCTATCCCTACATTAGATGTTTGTGTATTGATTAAACGTAATGCATTATCTCCCATAGCTATGTTATAGTCGCCGGTTGTTATATTTTGTAATGCTTGATATCCAACACCAACATTACTTGTACCATTTGTAATATCTAATAAAGCACTTGTACCTATACCTATGTTTTTATCTGCTTTACCACTAGCACCCATCAAAGCTTGCCAGCCAATAGCTACGTTGTGTGTACCATCTTCATTCTCTTGTGCTGCATTAGGACCAATGGCTATTATACCTTGTCCTGTAGTAATACCTTTACCAGCATTTCTACCTATTGCTACAATTTGAGTTGCAGATGAACCAGATAGGTATGCCTCAGAACCAATAGCTACGTTGTCGTTTGAAGTATTTTTCAATCCTGCAGAGTTACCTATAAATGTTGTATTGTTATGTGTTGAGCCTGAGAATCCTGCTTGAACACCCAAATGAGTATTACCAGCACCTGTAGTCATTGAGTATGATGTCTGATAACCAATTGACGTGTTTGAGTAACCGCTAGTAATGCTTATTGCAGATTGGTATCCCATTGCTACATTTAGTTGAGCTGAAGAACCAGCACTAGCACCAGATAAAGCTTGATACCCTACAGCTACATTATAATTACCAGAAGGTCTAAAACCAGCTTTGTTACCTACATATACACTACCTGTTGCATTAGCATATGCACCTGCTCCATTACCTAAAGCTACAGTTTCTTCAACATTAGTACCACTAACCACCGCAGATTGACCAATAGCTATTGTCTTTTTAGCTCCAGTAGCATTATACATAGGTTGATGACCTATAGCCATCACAGAACCATAAGAATGTCCACCCGTTACAGCATAACCAGCAGCATGTCCTACGAAAACCCCAAAAGCACCATAAACTCCAGAGGTAGTACCAGCATAATTGTATCCAGCATTTTGACCAATCATTACATTTTCAGCTCCTTTAGTAATATTGTAACCAGCTCGTCCACCAATCACAACATTACTTGAACCAGTTGATATTTTTTCTCCAGCTTCTCTACCTATTACTACAAGATTACTAGCACTAGTACCACTATAAGCAGCTTTTCTACCTATTACTACATTCTGCACACCTGTTGTATTAGTAAAAGCTGCTGAGCTTCCTATTGCTACTGAGTCTCCAGTACCTGCTGTGGGGTTTGTATTATACGCTGCATATCTACCAATAGCAACCATATCGTCACCTTCTTGGTTTTCTTGTAAGGCTGAATGACCTACAGCTACATTGTCTTGTCCAGTTGTGCTACCTGTTGCAGCATAAGCTCCTATAGCTGTGTTACGAAGACCTGAAGTATTATCATACATTGATAAATAACCTATTGCTACGTTCTCCTCACCTGAAGACACACTCAACAATGCTTGTCTTCCTATAGCTACGTTGTTTTGCGCGGTTGTAACCGAACTGTTCCCTTTCATAGCCTCTTCACCAATAGCAATATTGTAGTTACCACGTGGACGATACAGTGTCTGTTTTCCAATCGCTACAATACTTCCTCCACCACCATTGTACGCTGCTTCATGTCCCATGACAACAACGCTGTCTGATGTATTTAAACCATTTGCTAGGGCGTTGTTTCCTACAACTACATTGTTAGAAGTGGTGAGTCCATACCCAGACTGATAACCTAAGTATACGTTATAACCTCCAGTTTCGTTTGAGTGTCCTGCTGAGAACCCTACAAAAGTATTCTGTATACCAGAACTATTAGAAAATCCGGCATTCTTACCGAGTGCTACAATAGAACTTGCAGTATTATTAGTTCCAGCTTTATAACCCACTAATGTAGATGCTGTTGCTGTAGATTGTGTATAACCAGCTTGATAACCTATATGTACATTATCTCCACCAGTAGTTATACCATATCCTGCCGCATACCCTACAATTGTATTACTATCTCCACCTGCATTACTATACATCGTTGATGAACCAATAGCTACGTTGTAATCACTATCATATGATGAATTAGCTCCTTTCATAGCTTCGTAACCCATGGCTACGTTATGACTACCTGACTCTGTTCGATGCATTGCATACATACCTACAGCTGTATTACGTGTATCACCTTCTACAAATTCCAGCATCGCAGAGTAACCAATAGCAACATTTCTACTTGCAGTGGTACCAGCTTCTAATGCGTATGAACCGAATACTGTATTATAATTACCAGTGTTTATATTCTGCCCCGCTAAATATCCTCCAAGTGTATTCTCTATACCGTCAGACAAATCTTTACCTGCTTGATAACCGATAGCGGTGTTTTTGTCTCCGTCATTGATATTCATCAAAGCTTCTCTACCAATTCCTACGTTTAACTCTGCACTACCTGCAGCTGTACCAAATCCAGCATTGTATCCTACCCAAGTATTGTAATTTCCAGTCGGATGATATCCAGATTGATAACCTATAGCTACTCCTCCAGCTCCACCAGACACTTTAGTCATAGCTGACATTCCTACAGCTACATTGTAATCATTAGAACCAGTTCGTAACGCATTACTTCCTATACCTACGTTATTATCTCCTGAATGATAAATAGCAGCATTATAACCAACATAAGTATTGTGACTATGTGTACCAACACTTATTCCTGCTTCCTTACCAATAACTGTGTTTTGTCCTCCTGTGGTTACACCACTTCCAGCTTTACTTCCTACAGCTACGTTATTAACTCCAGTATTGAGTGTGTACAATGACCTATAACCTATAGCAGTATTATCATCAGCCGTAGTTATATCATCTAATGCACCTATACCCAAAGCTACATTATTACCTGCATCATTTGTTGTAGAAGAAGGGTTAGTCCCTATATAAATAGAATCGACCTCAGTTAATGCATCAACAAAGTTACCTATAGTATCTGTGCCTGTGCCTATTGCTAATTTACCAGAAGATATAGAACCACCAAATGTACCTCCTCCTCCTCCGGCGGCAGAACCATTGTTTGTTAATGCAATGTCGTTACCGTCATCATCTGTAAAATATAAATTAGTAGGGTCGTCATTTTTAACCCATAAAACTCCCCAAGTATCTACGTGGGTAGGAGCCGAACTCTTTTCTTGTATCTGTATTGTGTCTACTACACTAATACCTGTAGTAGTTGGTAATGTACTACCACCGAACGCTACCTTACCTGTGAATCTTCCTGTTCCAGCAACGTGTAACGTTTCGCCGGGAGTAGTTGATAATCCTATACCGAGGGGATTAACAAAGTAAGAATTCCCGCCTGCTTGTATGTAAGTATCTATATTACCAGCACTGTCTTTTTGTCTAAAATAGGAGTTTGCTAATGTTGTCTCGTTGGCACCTCCACCACCTGCACCCTGTATAGTAATTACTTGGTCGTGTGTTGTATCTCCCCAGTAAGTATATGCAGTTGTACCGGCACCTCCATTCCACGGAATAAATCTAAGATAAGAACTACCTGCGTTTCCATCAAAATCCCAGTAAGCGTTGTTATTGTTTATTTTACCAAATGTAGTTCCAGCAGATTTAAAAACAAGATTATTACCAGCATAATCTAAAACAATATCATTAGGGGAGTCTATTGTAAAATCGTCACTTGAATGAGGAGCTAATACTACGCCATCGCCAAGTGTAACTAAGTTATCTGTTATAGATAGTTGAACAGCGTTAGCTGCTCTAATAGCTAGAGTGTCAGATGAATGTGTATAATCTAATCCTCCTGCTGCATCTGCACCAGAGTCTCCCATATTAAATTGAGCATAACCATCAGTAGCAGACCGCAGTTGTATTCTAGAATATGCACCACTATCAGAAGATTGTACTCTTACTTCTTGTGTAGCAGTGCCATTAATATGTAAAGGATAAGATGGTGTGGTTCCTATACCTAATCGACCGTTAGCTGTATCTAAAGTCATCTTGGTAGAAGTTGCGTTTTTGAATTTTATATTCTGAGAGTTATCAAATTCCATACTAGCAACAGTAGCATCTCTCATCATAAATCTAGGATTACCATCTGCTGCACTATATATTTGATATTCATTGTCAAAGAACATATTCAATGAGTGGTGTGAGTTAAGAACCAAATTGTTGTCACCAACAGTGTATAAAGATAAATCCCCAGAACTAGCTCTAATGTTTGCGTTTGCATCTCCAGTAGCTCCAATACTATCAGGGAATACTTCAAGGAAACTACCTGCGTCAAAACTACCATCGCTAGCTACTGCCCTAAATCTAACAGAGCGACTAGCACTGTGTACCCAGAAATCAGTATAAGAATCGTTTGGATAAAGGGCTAAACCTGCACTACCAGATATCATACTATATTGGTTATCACCTGAAACAACAAAGTATGGGTCTATAACTATACTTTTACTACTAACCTCTGCCCTAATATTACCAGCTACGTCTAGTTTTTCAGCAGGTGAAGTTTCACCTATACCTACATTACCACCAGAAAGAATACGCATTCTTTCCGTGTCATTTGTACCAATAATTATCGGTGCACTATGATTCGTACCAAAAAGAATACCATTACCGGCAGTTGATAGAAGTTCATTATATCCAGCTACTGTTACGCCATATCGAGTAACCGTTCTAGTATCTGAATGACTCAGAAGCCAACCCACCGCCGTTTGTGATTTAAAATTTAGACCACTATACGAACTTGTTCCGGCGGTAGCGTTTTGTGTTGTGATAACTAAGGGAGATGTCGAGTCTTTATGTATATCTAATATAGTATCAGGTGAAGTTGTGCCTATACCTACATCACCAGCACCTGTGATTCTCATTCTTTCGGTATTATCAGTTGAAAAATTGATATAACCTGCTGCACTCGCGCCTTTTAATTCAATAGTTTTAGTAGCTTTTAATAACATTAAATCAGAAGAATGTGTATATTGTATATATCCCGGTGAAGAAGCATCTCCATCTCCAAAATTAATTAAACTGTATCCTGTATTAGGGGAAGTAAATTGTAATTGTGCATACGATGATGCATCTGATGTTTGAATTTTCACCCCACTAGTTCCATCACTTTTAACGTGTAATGTTTTTTCAGGTGCATTTGTACCTATACCTACACTACCATCTTGTTTGATTCCTAAAATAGGAGTACTACTTGGGTCTTCACTACCACTCGTCATATAGAACACGTTACCAGATGCACTCATCGAGAAATCTCTACCACTACCAAAACCTAATACATTAGTACCTTTGAGTTGGAAATACTTTTGAGAAGCAGTTTCAAAAATGATATTATCACCATTAAAGTAAAAGTTACCGTTATCGCGTAATGAGACAATAGATTTATTAGTGGAGTTAGCTGTTATATTTAGATAGTTACCGTCAGCTGCAAAATTAAAGTAATTAGAGCCATCGTATGCTAATACTAGTTGGCGTGTTGTATCGGTTATGGTTGCTCTAGCACTATTTAAAGGTGTATTTGTACCTATACCTACACCAGCAGCTTTGATATTCATAGTGTTTGTATTACCAGCGTAAAATCTAATATTGTCAGTCTCGAAACCTAAATAAGTATCTGTATCTCCGTTGTGTACAAGATTGCTACCAAGAAGTAAATTACTAGTCATGGTCACATTTGTGCCATTATATGTAAAACCTGAGTTACCAGCAAAGGCACCACCATTGTTATATTGTACTTGTGTATCAGAACCACCGGGAGTAGTTGTGCCTGCTAAAGCACTAAGATTAGCTGTCCATGTAGTGGCTTGTGTAGACCCTGTTAATACATTGTCTCCCCCTAATGTAGCCCCTGTAGTATAATAGTTATTGGAGGTTCCTCCTCCTCCACTCTCGTTAGTGGCTCTATTGTTAACATTCATTGCTAAACTTTTTAGTAACTTATTATACGATGACATTTTAATCTAAATAAAATTGTGGGGAGATTGTGGTTCTCCCCGTACCAGTTTAAAAAACGTTAGTCAGTCTAAGCGTTAATTAAGATTTGTCCAACTTCTGGTCGTACGACCTTTAGACCGTATCTCATAGACATGTAAGAACCAACAATTCCGAATCCCGGATTTGCTTCTTCTACAGTCAATGCACGTCTCTCGACATATGCCATTGGCTTCTGAGTTAAATCGAAAATTCCGATTCTGTCAGCAGGACAATATGCGTTGACGATGACGTTACAGCCGTAAAGTGAACCTTTCAAAGCACCAGTTCCTAGCATACCTGATAATGGGTTTGCAGGGTCGTAGTTAGAAGGTACTTCGTTACCACCAGCGGTAGCTCCACCAGAACCAGCCATTGTTGCGTCGAAAGCAGTTATGAAATCTGCCATCTTCAACATTTGCTCGTAGTGGCCGGGTGACATCAAAATTGTATTAGCGTTGTATCCGTGTTTGGACATACGTGTAATAGCTTTTGCGACATCTCCCAATGAGAATGCACCAGCTGTGCTTGAAGTTGTGTTGACGTAAGACTTAGCTCCAGACAAAGTTGCTAGGGTTTGGTCACCATATTGGTCCAAACGTCCTGCGAAGGTTGCGTCTGCACCTAAGAAACCACCGTATACATTATCAGAGAAATCTACAATGTTTGCTTCAGTTGTAGCTGCGCCGATGCTTGCACCGTCGACACCTGTTCCTAAAGTTGCGTCGTATATTCCGAAGATAGTGTTGATAACGTGGGTTGTTAAGTGTCTGTCGACAGCTCTTCGGGCTTCATTCAAAGCCATTTCAACTTCGTTGAATCTTGAATCTTCAATCATTCTGCGGGTTACACCTACTGCAAGACCCCACTCTTTAACTGATACTCTCTCGGAGCGTAGTTTTGTGTGTTGGTATTGCGGAGTGTTTCCTTCATCTATCTGTTCCATTTTCATGGAAGGTTTTGCGAAAGTAATATCAATATTACCCCCTGTATCTGTTGTCATTGGGTCTGCAAAGAGCTGCATGACTGGAAGGTCTGTAACCTTGTAGTCAATGATTGCGTCTTTATAGTCAATGAGAACTCGCTCACCAGTTCCGCCAGTGTTGGCGTATGAACCAGTGTTCAGGGTTGTCAATATACCGGGAGTTGCGTCGACCATTTAAATCACCTTAGTTCCTCATCAAGACAGGATGCATTGCGTAGGTGTTGGTTGTAACAGTTGCGCCAGTCATGGCTACTCCTACAGTTGTACCTGATGCTGCAATGGTTGCGTCGGTTCCTGCGATTAGAACACCGTCTGCTACAACATCTAACAATTTTCCTTCGTCTATTGTTCCTGAACAGTAAACATTCAATATGACACCTTTTCCAGTTACTACTGAAACCATGTCGCCTGCGGCTGCGTCCATAAGGGCTACACCGATTGCATTGTGTGCGTCTGCTCCGGAGTGGTCTACAGCGCCATCGGTAGCTAGAGTTACAACTCTTCCACCGGTAACGGCTGTTCCAGCTGTGAATGGTAAAATTCTTGCTGGTGCTCCTCCATCGTTAACTAAAACTTCTGTTGCCATTTTTAGTCACCTCTTTTATAGAAAGCTGGGTTTAGTCTAACTAACCCGTTTTCCATCTTCATACCGAATTCTCTTTTGGTTTCTGGTACTTCACCTTCATCAGATGATTTACCTTTTCCGAAAGAGCGCTCGACTTCTGCGCTTGGCTCTGGCATTGCTGCTAAAGCGTCGCTAAATCCAGTCAATCTGGATTCATCCCATGCAGAGAGTTCCTCTACACGAGCATCCTTTTTGTCTTCTTCGATAGTACCGAATAAGATTTCTTTGGATATGATTGCTTCTACTGCTTCAACTTTTCGGGCTTCTGCTTCTTTCTCTAATCTTTCTTCTTCTGCTTTCTTGAAAGTTTCTAATTCTTTCATAGCTGCTTTAAATTCAGACTCGATTTCTTTCTTAGATGCTTCAGCTGCTTCTAGTTGTGTGCGTAGAGAAGCGAACTCGCGTTCGACAATGTTCTCTGCCTCGGATTTTACAGTTGTTTCTTTTGTCTCTTCTGACATAATTTCTACCTCTGTCTTCCCGTCTTCACATGCACATGCTTCTTCTTCACCACCACAACCACAGTCGTGGTCGTCTTCAGATTTCTGTGCGTCACATTCCTTTCCATCTTCTATAGTACATTCTTTACAGACGGGGTCCATTTTTTCATTGTCAATGAAACTTACCTCTGTGGGACGAATGTTGGTGGCGAAAGTGTCACCCATCACATCAATATCGTTTGAAAACCAATCGATACTAACATGAGTCATGTCCCCGTCTTTGACTTTGTCCATCACTTCTTGACCGCGACCGTATTTATTAGATACTGTTGCCATCATCTTTACGGCGGTCTTTCCATTATCCATCTTGATTAGCTCAGGTTTCGTTGCCATGCCGATTAAGTCCTCAGCTGTTCTTTGATGGTCAATATAAATCGGGAGTTCTGAGAACTTTTCTAGGTTGTCCTTCAACATACCTCCTTCAATATAAACTTTATGTTGTTCTCCTTCTACCTCATACTCATGAGGTCCGGATGTAATAGCGATTACAGGAAACTCCACAGAGTCTATTCCTTCATCACTGGAAAATGTCATCTCATCACCTTCAGCTACATTCATACCGAATGTTCTGCGTGTAGGTTCTGTAGACTTACCCTCTGCAAACTCCCGCTCTACGCCATTCTCTTGCGCCCACATGGTACACATGCCAGCTGCAATCTCTTCAGGGTTCTCAAAACCCCTCTTCTTCAGGTTTGATTTAGTTTGTATCATACATTTTTCAAATGTCATGCTCTATCTCCTGTTGCGTTTGCGGAGGGCTGATTGCCCCTATTTTGTGCTCTAGAGGATTCTTCCCTTTTATCTTGGTCTTTTCCTCCAGATATGTTTACATTCTTGTCACTCTGTTCTTGTTCGATAGGAGAAGCTTTGATATCTTCAGATGTTTCCATATCTAATGTGGCTACACCTTCTGGATTCAAACCTCTTTCCTCTCTTACTTCACCGGGTGATAAAACTCCTTCTGATAAATAAATCATATCTGTCTTAGCTTTAGTGAATGCATCGTTAACATTAATTTGCCTGAATTTGAATTTAGCCTCGCCAGATTCTAATTGTGGCATAAGTTGTGCGTTTATTGCTCCTTCTACCATAGTTTGTAAATATCTTACATATGGTTCAAAAATAGGTCGTGCTTTTTCTGGGTCTGTCCACATAGTTCGTGGTGTTTTCAATGCGACATGTATTTTATCTAATATGTCGTCAGTATATTTACCATACTCGAATGCACGTTGGGTTCCTTGTAGTTCTTTAATTACTATGTCGTTACCATGGATAATGTCTTCACCGGGAGCAAGATTGTTAAAAGCATCTACTATTTCATTAATTTTATCTGGACCATACGGCATATCTGGTAATCCAGCACTAACGTCAAATCTACTAGTAGCATATTTGTTTAGCGCAGCACCTATATCTCTTTCTGCATAATCTTTCAAATCAACTAAATATAATATTGGGTGTATGTCTGACAACCCATACGCTAAATCATCAAAAGAGTTATTATTCAATGCTATTATCTCTTGTTCTTCAAATCTAACGTTTTCTTCATCATCTCCAGTTTTTTGGTAATAATATTCTATTTGTCCATGTTCGTTTCTTTTAACAAACATATTTTGACTAGAGCGAAGAACTAAATTGTCACCAGTCCACTCTAAGTATCCACTACCAAAAATTCTTGCATTCCTCAACCACCCGTATAAAATGTGTTCAATATTAATATCTCTAAACATTTCTTCAACCTCTTCTCTGAGGTTATCGTCATCAGTTACAATATCAAAATTATCTTTGACAGCGTATAAACATGGTAAGTCAATTAATGTTCTAACTATAGGGTCAGATAAATAAACATTCATATAGGTTCTATTTTTACCTATATGTGGTTCATAGTCCTTTGACTGACCTGCATTAAAACCTCGATTGATTTTAAGACGTTGTATTACTCCATCACCGTAACTTCGGGGGTCGTCTTTCTTGTACGCAGGATTACTTCCAATAGATGCAAATCTGCGTCTAACATTATCTATAAACGACATGGCTTTAAATAATTAATCTTAATGAGTATATAAAGTTTTTGTTAGAATCCACGTAGAGGCTGCTTATTCAGTGAAACTTTTCGCCTTGCAGTAGCAAAAAGTGGTCCTTTACTGTGTTGAGAACGATTATTATAATTTTTATTAATAGGGCGTGAAACTATAGATTGACCAAAGTTACCAGACATAGGTAACATAGATAATGTAGCATGTACACCCATAGCAGAACTATCACAATAATCATCATGTTTACCTGAAGGTGCAGCTATTTTTTCTGTTTTTTGTGCAGCATCCATGGTATATTCTAATTCTATGTGTTCTCTAGTCCATTTATGTATAAGTTTAGCATCATCTGGTTCTAAATTGTCTGGATTTGGTACTTTTATTCTTCCTTGTTGTATATATGAGACAAAATCTCTGTACATTTGTGTTTTAGTACCTTTAGGACCACCTGTGAAAACGAAAGCAACGAAATGAACACCAACATCTAAACACGCCATCCGTAAATCTTGTTCAACCGCACCACCAATACCAGTACAATCGACAATAAGACGAGAAGCCCCAAGCTGAGTGGTAATGTCCATAATACGTTGACGTTGGTATGGGATATCGTGTCCCCCAGTTCTAGCATTGATTTCTTCAATGTATACAAGCCGTGCAATATTTTGCTCATTAGACTTATCAAGGGACCATGCACTAATAACAGTAGAGTTAACAGATTTACCAATGTCAACCCCAACAGTAATGTTGCCTCCTCCCTTGTGTCCATGTTCATCCAATTTAATAATTTCGTAATCATCATAACACCTTTTTATTTTTTCTGCGTTAAAAACATTCGATACAGACTCTACAAACTCACATTCGTATTCAGTCCTCCAATAAATGGAGTCTTCACCCCATTCTGTCATTTTATCTAACATTTCTTCTTCAGTGTAAGGTGGTGAGTATGCATCCCCTTTCTTCACTGCGTCTCTCCATGTATAATGTAATCTAGTAAAAGTATCTGAGTAACCCTCATCATATAAATATCTCCACATATGATTGTCTTTTGACTTGGGTGTGCCTAAATTAATAAATGGTGCTTTATTAGATACTATAGCGGGTTCAACATTATCAATGAACAGTTTATCGTCGATGAGTGGAGACTCATCAACTACTAAGAACGTAGGATGTTGTCCTCGTATAGCTTGTCCTTGATTACTAGGCGCCAACGGAGCTCTTCTCATAACTGTGCCCCCCTTAAGTGTTATGTTGGGCTTATTATGAAATCTATAATTCTCTACTAAAGCATTTAGGAAAGTGTTATCAGCAAAGTGTCTATACACGTAATTAAAGATTAATGCTGCTTGGTCTTCTGTAGGAGCCAGTATAAATACTAAATCCCTAAATCTATTAAAAAACATATATATAGTGACTGCTACTGATAAAGCAAAAGATTTACCACTTCCTCGTGGTGCTAAAATTGCTAACTTTTTTTGTTTATCGTCATCTCTTTCTGTTAGACATTCTAAAACTATGTCTTCTTGTAGAGGTCTCAAACGAAGTGGGCGTTGTTTATTATCAATTAGATACGCAGAACAAAAGGCTCTGACCAATTTGCGCATCTTTTCTTTGTCATTTCTGCACTTTTTAAAAATAAGTTCTAATTGTCTTGAATCTAATCCACCTTTACCTGTCAGTAGGTTTTTCAAGTGACTTTTTTCCGTCGTCATCCGTTAGTTCCTCTAAAAATGCACCAAAATCCGCAGTATTCTTTTCAACTTGCGTAGGTACTTCTATGTTAAGCGCTCTGAATTCTGTATGGATATCACGTACTATTTGGTTTCGTTGTCGCAAGAGCTCTGTTCTAGCGTTAACATCCCGAATACATACAAGAATTTCCGACCACAACAGGTCTTCAAGCGCAAGATTACGTGCCAGAAGGCGGACAAGCTCTTTATGACGTACATATTCTGCTTCTCCAACCCTCTCGCGTAATCTCGTCTCGTATTCCTCTACGTTCAAAGCTCTTTCCCTTCATCGAGGGCTGCTTTGACTTTAGATTTAACAAGACTAGCTAGCTCGTCATCCTTTTCATCCCAAGCTGTAATTAATACATTTCGGACTAAAGAGTCTTTGACGTGCTTTTGTGCTGTTTCATCTAGCTTTTCAAAAGCTTTTATCTGTGCTTTTGTTAGATTCTTATCTAGTAAATCCATTAACTCAGCTTCGTTATTCTTTAAGTATTTAAAAACTAACTCTTTTACTGCAGGTACGGTGTAAGCTACGTAAGCTCCTAAACCTAATACCAATGCAGCTAATGCTGCTAATAATGGGTCGTCCATCAAAGCGTCTAACATTCCAGATTCTTCTACAGTGTCAATGATAGCGGTAAGGTTACCCTCACTGGTCTCATTCCCTGCTGTTTCATTTGTTGTATTGTTCATATGTTGATATCTCCATATTGGGGCTCCCACGTGGCACTTGCGATAAGTAACCTATGGAGCAATGGCCCTGTGGCGGGTGCCCATACATATTTAGAAGTAGTAAGTATATAAAGCTTACCATTTAACTCGATTAGCCCAGTAAGCAGCTGACATTTTACCTTTCTTAATGTTCTTAGCGTGGCGCGCTTTAAAACTCTTTCGTCTGGCTTTCTGTCTAGCAGACTCACCTTTCTTAGGTTTACCTGCCGTTCTAACTCCTTGCTGACCAAATCTAATTAATTTTGTCTTTGTTCCTTCTTTGGCAACAACGACATGAGACTTTTTTGGATGATTAGGTGTTCTCTTTGGTTTATTATAACCTGATACTCCTGCTCTAACAAGTTTTGGGTCTCTTTTCTTTTTTGGTGCCATTATTTACCTCTTTGTTTTCTCGCTGTAGCTTTTGCTTTCTTTGAGAGTTCACCATAATGAAATATTCTTTTAGATGATTTAGTGTGTGTCTTACCAGAATGTATTTGACCATTTGGCATTTTGTGTACTTGACCTTTGAATACTTTACCATCCTTGGTGTAGTGTTTTCTCATTAGTACTTCCTCTTCATCTTTTTGGATTTCTTCTTTTTATAAACCATTATTTAGCCCTCCTAACTGCTTTTTTAATTTTCTTAGAATACTTTGCTCTACTACCCACTCCACCAGCTTTACGTTTCTTGCGGTTCGTTGCTGCTTTCTGTCCTTTGGTTAGTCGAGACCTGACACTTTTAGGTAAGTATCGGCCTCGCTTAGATTTAGGTTTCTTTTCGTCACCTTTTGAAACATAGCCCCATTTCTGTTTGCCCCACTTCTTCAAAGACTTTTGGGACTTTTTAAGAGCCATTAACGATATCCTCCCCCGGCAGCTTTGTATTGCTTAGCTAGCATTTGTGCTTTGCGTGCTGACCATTGACCGGGAGCTCCACCTTTACTACCTGCTTTGATTTTATTAAATAATCTTTTGCGCATAGTAGGTTTGGTATAGTTACCTGCTTCATTAACTCTTGACTTGCTTTTTTTCATCGCCATGTTTACTCGAGTATTACTTTTTTGCTTTTTTAGCTTTTGGTTTGGATTCTTTCTTAGCCACAGGCTTTTCTTCTTCGGCTACTATAAGTGAGCCGTCTTTATTTCTCGTTGGTAGTCTTGTCATTGTTTCTCCTAGTTGCCTCCGGAAGATAATGTTTGACTTTTACTTCCCGGTGCATAATTACTTTTATCTGCTATAAAATCAGAATTAGGGTGAGACATTACATCTTTTCCATCCATGTATATTGGTTTCTCCATCGCTGCTTCAGACTTTGGTATTTCTTCATAGATAGTTGTTGGCTTGTTATAGTTCATCATATCTATTTCTGCCTTGTCTGGCTTTTCGAAGTAGAGTTTCATGTCTGGGTTGTTACCAGAAAAATGTTCTCCTTTTAATATTTTTTCCATAGTTATTCCTCTTTAATTTTTTCTTCCAGTGCATTCAAACGCACTTCTAATGCTTGAACTTGATTATACAAGTCTCTTACTTCAAAGTCATTCATTTTTTGTTCTCCATTTTATGTTCTTGTTCTTGTGCTTTAGATTCTATCATCTGAGATTGTTTCTGAGCAGCATCGTTATAATCAATAACAGCTTGTGCTTTTATTTTATAAAATGCAGTTTTTTCTGCTTGTTCTTGTTTCCATACATCTAGAGCATCCTTGATAATCAATAAGGCAGGACCTCCGAGAATAGCAATCAAAGTAGTGTATCCTTCGATTTGGTCAAGAACTGCTGCGTCTTGCAGTCCATGAAATATAACATATCCTGCGAAACCAACCCAGAGAAGAACTAAAGGTACAGCAATCATAAACATAAAAAGGTCATTAAATGTGACTCCTTCTTTTGCTACATCTTTATCTCTCATTTTTATATTCTCCTGTTTCCATTCCGGTAGCTTTGGTATTGATACTTTTTTTACGGCGCGTGATATAAGAGCCCATATTACTAAAGCTCCTGCAGTTATTGCTAGTATCGCCACACCCACAGCTAATATTGTTAATATTTCTATCCACTTTATCATTCCTCCTCACCTACAAAATCATCAAATGTACTTTCCTTTATCATTGCTTTTACATCATCTAATTCTGAGATTATCTTTCCTAACATATTTGTTAAGACTAACATTTGGTTAGCCTTCATTCTTCCTCCAATAGAACAATTGCGCGCGCCATGTATATTTTTACATGACGCGACTATATAAAGATTACCCTAGTCAAAGTCAGGAAACTGAGATTGAGACTCAACGTCTATGTTAATCTTAGTTTTACTATCTATATCTGAGTAGTTTTCTTTTTTACGTTTCTTAAATTTTGGTTTCCATGTTGGTATCTCTGCATCACAGGGGCCGCCCTGCGATTTGTGGAATGAACACCACTTACACAGGTTTTGCGGCTTCTGTTCATATCTATCTTCATATTCCTCTCGTTCCTTTATGCAGTCGTGTACCATCTTAATAAGGTCCCTAGCCTCATCAAGTTCGGCCTGACCAACCTTTACAAAAAAGGTATCATCAAAGCGTAGGTAATTAACACCTACAAAGTTTGGCATCTCTCCCATCTCTAGGGTGTATAGGAAAGCGTAAATGATAAGTTGTCTGTAATATTCTTCTGGTAGGTATGGTCCATACCTTTTTGATGTCTTGTAATCTAACAACGTAGTACCACCATCAAAGTCATTGCATACTACATCAATAACTCCTACTATTGCGTACTCTTTTGACTTAACCCACTTCTCAGCATACTTAGGTGCTACAGCATTCCAAGCCTGTTGTTTGTTTTTAAATATCTTCCAATCAACCATTTCACCAAGTTTCTTATTTACTGAGTCAACGAAGTTTTGTAGTAATGCTTCTGTTTCTTTATACATAGCATCCATCTCTTCTTTGGTGTGTACTTCCCATAACCATTTATGTTTAGCTATCTTCTCTTCCCATCCATCTTCAAACTGTCCTTGTACCCATAACTTTGGTACTCCTTTCTCCCACTGTGGTAATGTTTTAAATTGTTTTTTAAATAAGTCTTCCAATATCTGGTGTACTAACGTACCACGAAATAGGTGTATAGTTTTCTTCTGAGGTAGCTTGGCTATGTAGTTATAGTAAAATTCACGAGGACACTTCAGATAAGTGTTTATTTTAGAAGGACTAAGCCTCATATGGCTAGCGGTCCAATCACTCATTGTCACACAACTCCGACTTCTTTTCTATTGGCTTCATCTCGTCGCCGGGGTCTGAAACGAACACCCTAGGTGTCTCATGGCTCCACGGGGGTGCGTAACCTTCAGCATCAAGCTCTACTTGGCAACTACAATTATGCCACCCATGTTCACAATTACACGTGGTCCATACAGTCTCCTTGCTGCCGCTACGCTCCCGCGCAATTTTGAGAAGTATCATGTAGCCTATGAGGTCATCAAGTGTATCCTCTGTTCTGTCATCAAGTCCCACGTTTTTGATACGTGAAAGCTTGTCATCGATACGTGCACAGATAGCCTGTGCTGAATCGAGCTTACTAAAAATATTGTCAGGTTCTAATGCACTGTCGCCATACGCTTTGTTCTTGGCTAGTAGCAAATCCCTGATTTCATTACATGTCCACTTTATGGAGTTCTGCGTACTTTTTGTCATACGTATTATTTTACACAGCTGGAGTATATAAAGGTTGTGGAACCTATCTATATTATGCTATGCTATATAGAGCTTATTATATAGGGTTAGTAGTGACCCTATGGTAAATAGCATATTCAAAAAATCACTCGATTTGTTAAACCCCCTAGACGACGTTTGGCATGGGTGCCCCCTCAGATTTTTAGACGGGGGATAGTGAAAGCGCGCCCAAAAAAAATATATTAACGCTTGGCGCCCCAAAAAACGCGACCGGAACGCCAAAAAGCTCCCCACACGACGCCCAAAAAATTTTGTCGACGATAGCCCCGACCCCAACGCTTATATATAGCGTATACACTGTATTGACAGAGGTAAGCAAATGAACGAAAACTATTACATCTATAAATTAGCCAGACAATCAGAAAAGACATCATATCATTTTTATGACATCGAGTCTTTTACACCATCTGAGGACAGCATCAGCAAGAACGCTGTATATTACGGACTAACTCAAGACCCGCAATCAAGATTGAGCAAACACCGACCTAAAAAAGGTCATGACATCAGCTTGATAGTTGTGGCTGAATTTGATAATCCATGGGAAGCTTTAGAACATGAAGCTAAATTGGTAGCTACACACTACCGTGAGTATGGCAGTGAGCCAGAACTTCAAGGCATGGCCAACACTGGCCACAGGAGGGCCTAAGCGAAACCTTTATTAATAGGGTCGCTATGTGTAATACGAGGTAAAAATATGAAACAATTAGAAATGATAAAATGTGAAATATGCTCAGACTCAGAAGCTGTATGCTTCTTAGACAATGTAAACGAAAACGGTGAAGTATGTCAATCATGCTTTGACGATGTATACAACGGACATGGGGGTTACCTATGATAGAGGTCTTAGGTATGGTGTTTGTTGTGAGTGTCTACGCTACCGTGTGGTTTTACTCTATGATGGAGGCATTTGACTTATGAGCGCAATGTTAGAAAGATATATCAGAAGGGCTGAAGCCAGCCCATCATTAAGCACCGAGCAACTCAGAAATGAGTCCAACGCTTACAATAATATCAGGTCACACATAATGGCTTGGGATTCATTAGCAAAAGATTCTAGAAATAAAAATGACTGGAATAACTTTGCTAAGTATGTTTTGAAAGAAATTCAAAGTATGGCAACAACTATTAAACGAGCAGAAAAGGAGGTGAAAGAGTGAAATTAGAAATCGAATTGGATAAATATGATATCGGTCAAATGCAAAAAAACCGATACGGTCATGACAATGTTTTGACCCGTGGTTATATGTTGGATATATTACACGATATCGTAGACCAAATCCACGAACAGCTATAAGTATATATAGCCCATTCGCCGGAAAAGAGGGTATATAAAGCCCTCAATTTTTCCACACGTGTGAAAAAAAGCAGCTGGCGCGCCAAAAAACGCGAGCGGGATTTTTTCCTTTATATACCCCAATATAGGATTTTAGGGTTCACGACGATAGGCCCCAAGCAAACTAATATATCATCCCTCGCTATAGGTATTATAGAGGTAATCAAATGAAACAAATACAAAATTGCGAAGATTGTGGCCTAGAATTTGCCGAGCTATACGGCGGACTGTGTGAAGATTGTGATTCACAAATGTTTATGACATTCTGGACAGGTGAGTAAATGAACTGTGAGAATTGTAATAAAGATGTTTCGAAAGTATCATACACACTTTACAACTCAGAACTCTGTTGGGAGTGCTGGGTCGACTTTAGGGGATAACCTTATATAGACAGTGCCTATTGGTAATACAGAGGAAAACCATGAACACAATACAAATAATGGAAAAGATAGTAAAGGATTGCGACCGAAGAATCGCAGAAATAAAATTCAGACAAAATGAATTACTAAGAAAAGGAATGGAGGAAAACGAATGAACACATACCAAAAATGGTTAATCAGTCACATGGTTAACGTATCATACGCAACAAGAAAACTAGGATAAACAGTTCAAACCTCGAAAGGGTGGGAAGATGAAAATAGCAAAATAGTATTGCACCCACCCCGACGATTATGTTCCGTGAGTCCCCGAACACTGTAAGATGTGGCCCAAGGAGTAGGCGCACCCAACGGAAAGGGCAAGTGTATGAGTCAGTCTAATAAACTGTCCAGCATCGGGGACAATAGGAGACGCCTGACAAGTGAAGGCGAAGGGCCGTGCACTTAATGACCGCCCGAACGTTAAACGTAGCGACGTATCTCCAGCCCGGCCGTGCTGAGGTCAGCCGGGCGCCCTTTTCCACACGGGTGGAAAAACCTTTATATAGGCAGACCCGTTGGTATATTATGACTAGAAAGCATTTTAGAAAGATAGCTAGCATTCTCAGAGAGAGAAAAGCAGACCCTCTGCTAATAAGGGACTTCGCCAGAATGTGCGCCGGTGAGAATCAATATTTTGATTGGGACCGTTTTTATATCGCGGCAGGATTGGAGGAGTAAAGCTTATATAGGCACACTCATTGGTATACTATGACAAAAATACAAGACATGAGAAACGACTTTCGTTTCCGCCGAGCACCACGCAGAACCCAAACTAAAAACATGGTAGACAAAGGAGTCCTTGACCAATTGACCGCCATCAGAATGGGATTAACAGACGACCCACGTAACCCTTTGAAGATTGAGGGTGAGGACGAGGAGCAAATGTTCCTACACAATAATGTGAGTGTGTGGGAATGAGAAGCATCTTAGATATTCTAGACGATATGATTATCTCTGGTGTGCAAGGAATAGACTACGCAGTTGTATGCGGGTGTGAAGATGCACCCTGCTGTGGCTGTCAGGATACAATATCAGGAGACATGAACCGAGATGAGTTATAACACACAAAGGAAAAGAAGCTGGAAGAAAGAAACAAATAAGATTATCAAAAAGGCCAACCAATAGCTCGTTTGTTTTCAACCTCTAGGGGGGTAGGGCCTCCCCCCGCTTTTCCACGCGGGTGAAAAAATCTTTATATAGACCCTCACTATTGGTATAATATGACAGAATACAAGGAGTCGAGTGAATATTCACCAAGCACGAAATACGAAGAATACAAAACAGGCCGAGGTAAAAACCCATGTGGTAAAACTGTAAAGGTTGATAACCCATATGAGATTTACAAGGGCAACGGTTTTGAATGGAGAGTATTAAAGAAATACCAAATGCCACATATGGAAAAAGCCAATATGTATGCTAGATGGTATTGTGCCGTGAGAAGCCCAATGACTTATGGTAGTTGGGAATACGGAGACGTCTACGTCCACGACGTCAAGAAATACGGAGAAAGGGTTAAATAGACCCTCTCTATTGGTATTACAGAGAGAGTTTCAGGGGCCGAATCCCGACTCTCTCACTTATGGTTATAGACGTATAACATCGTATACGATTAGTGACCTGAGTATTTGAGACCAGAATAGACCATACGCCAGTAGACGACAAGCAATAACAAACTCAAGCTGAACAAGTGCTGACCAATCCCTTACCGGTCGATGCGCATCTTAGTTGATTAACGACGTGTAGCTAACATTATGTATCACCTTTTGCCTCACTTAGTCCCTGTTATAGACTTCGTCGTCGAAGCTATGAAGTAATTCTCTGCATCTCTTTACGCCCACCTCTCGTGAAGGATATCCTTTTGATTGGTGGCAGGTCACACCCGGATTTTCCACTCGTGTGAAAAAAGCTTTATATAGGGTCTCTCTATTGGTAATACATGAGCCAAGCAACTCAAACTAAGAGCTCTTTGCCATGGCAAGGAGCAGGAGAGACTGTCGAATACTTCGTAGAAGTCGGCACGACTCCATACGGTAAGTATGGATTATACAAAGAAATGATTCCTGTCGGAACAGGAAGCAGAGGAAGACATATGGAAGTTGCCCGTGAGCTTCGTTTGTCAAACCCAGAGGTCTTTGAGAACCTAAACTTAAGACAAGTCGTCAGCAGGGGATAAGCTTAAGTAGAGCCTCTCTATTGGAGTAGTATGACTAAAGCAAAAATGGATTACCTTTGGGCTCCTAAGTCTGAAGGTGTAGTAAGCGACATACTAAACCACATTGGTATCATAAAGGTCGGTGAGTCCGACCGATACCCTGCTGGTGTAAAGTATGACACTCTCATCGCAATCTCGGATGTCATTCATGGCAACGACGATTTCGGTTCGATGGTTGCATCTCGCACTCACGAACTACAAAGCAAACGAGAAACAACACCAAAAGCCCCTTCTGTTGATTCAGTGGTTGGAGCTTTGGTTACAGGCAGAATGTCTGAAGAAGATTTGAAGAAAGCTATGAAAAAAGCTGGTCTTCTCAAGTAAGCCAATATATCAAGCACCTGAGCAAGTCAGAAAACTGCTCGCCTTATACTTAAGGAAGTAGCTCTTCCTTATCGGGTATGGCTGAAGAAGTCCGCCACGGACTAAGGCACAGGGCACGCAAACCAAGAACCGACTGGTGGAGGAATGCGTGACTGGTATGGGTTAATACTGTAGTGGCATAAACCCATTGGAGGTATACAGCAAGGCCTCCTACCCACCTTACATTGATGCCCCTAGACCATCGTTAACGACGCGAACGAATCGAGATGGAAATGCTTTACCGGCGCCGGTATATAAGTCAGGGGCTCATCTTTATTTTTCCACGCGTGTGAAACTTTTTCGCGTCCTCTCAGCTTAGCTCGACTAAGTATTTTTTTTTATCTCAGTAGGGCCTAGGGCCCCGTGAGAAAACAACACCTCAGCACAGTAGGGCAGGGTGAGAAAACAAGTCTCAGCTCAACCTAACCGCTAGGTGAGTTTTTTAGCCCTACTACGCAACGCTCAGGTGAGAAAACAGGGTGCTCAGTGGGGCTTAACTGAGGTTGGTTCGAAAGCTTTAAAGCTCATCCTCCAAACCGGAACCAGTTCGGGTTCAGTAGAGCGAACTGTGTTCGTGAAAAGAAAGTAGAGTAAGTAGTTCTCAGTCTATATTATATTATGCTCTATAAAGAATGCTCTACTACGCAAAGCTATACTGAGTAAATTAAGCTTTACTTAGTTAAGCTCTACTATGCTCTTTACTTACAGCAATAATTAGCATAATAGAGCTATATCTTAATATAGTTAATATAGGGAATACGAACTATATATAGTTTTGCATGAAAAAGCACCCCGTTTTTTGTCTCAGTATAGAAATCGTGCGGGGCTCTCAGTCCAACAAGGGAAACCTTTATAAAGGGCGTCTACGATGTAGATTTGATGACTATGACCGACATCGACACATTAGCAATACAACTAAAAAGCATGACTGCCAAACAGTTACAACAACTGTTAAGTGCAACCTCGAACCGAGACGGCTCTGAAGTGAGAGCTCGTAAGATAAGAGCTACTGAGAAGTATTTCAAACACGCTCCGAAACCACATCAGTGTCTCACCTTCGAGAACTACCGTGATACAGTTAACTACATACACGAGATAGGTGTAGACAAATGGTTAACTAAGAGAGGTTCACTATGAACGTAGCAACCTTAAACAAGTTTAATAACTACATGACTCAGCATACCGACAAAGTTCCTTTGTTGAGTGTGCAGTCAATTGACGATAAACGTTTCAACGTGCTGAGAGATTTTTTATCTCAGTGCTTCGATGATGTAGAAGACAATGCTTGGTCAGTCAGTATGAACTTAGGAAAGTTCGTCGACTCTCTCAGCACAATGGAACAATCAGACAAAGATGCTTTGTCTCGCTTAGTATCTAAATACGAAGTAAAAGGCACCAGCAGTGGTGTCTCAGGTGAGGGGACATATGGTTACGACCGCAGTAGGGTTGACCGTAGTCTCATCAGACGCAGGAGGGCCAACTGATGACAGTAATAGCATGTGCTGATTGTGATACTGTTTTAGTTGAGGTGCCTATGGGTATAGACTCAGATAGTATAGACTTAGATAAATATGATTGTCCTAATTGTTCAGTCCGAGACGATATCACAGGTGAACTGTGAAAACAATAGGGGTATACGATAGCGAAACCATGACACTAAAAAGATATACTGAGGATGATACCGGAAAGCTTATAAAGGCTACCGACCATGAGGATTCAAAGGAAATTGACCCTCACTTCAAAGATGAGGTAAGGAGCATAGTAAAAACAATGGAAAAGACCGACATACATGGAGGACTCGACGACTTAATGTCCGGCAGTCCCATGCCAGATGAGGAACCTACCCCCAAAGAAGTGGTAGAAAAAGAGACAGTTATGTCCAAACTGAGAGGCTCAGTCAATGTGCCCGAAGAGTTTAAGTTCGCTGATGACACGACTTTCTACACTATGTTGAGAAACATATTCCGTGGTAAGAACATTCTTATCACAGGCCCGTCAGGGTGTGGTAAGTCTAGTCTCGGTAAGATACTAGCCGAGATTACATCAAAAGAGTTTTACTCTTTCAACTTCGGTGACACTATGAATCCCTCAGCTAAATTGCTGGGTGATACAAAGTATGACAAAGAATCAGGAACATGGTTCAAGCCCTCTCGGTTTGTGAATGCAATACAGTCTGATTCATTCATTATGCTGGATGAGGTTACTCGTGACCGAACAGGTGACCTAGCTAACATTCTCATGCCGGTATTGGATGGTCAGAAGTATTTGGCCCTTGATGAGTCTGAGGATGCTGACAGCGTCTCAGTCCACAAAGGTGCCTTCTTCTACGCTACGGCTAACATCGGCCGAGAGTATCTCGGTGCGTCTCATGACTTAGACCGTGCATGGAAAGATAGATTTACCGGAGGTATATACGAACTAGAGTATCTCCCTCCACAGAAAGAGAAAGAACTATTACAGAATCGTAACCCTCAGCTTGATGACTACAACGCCGAT